AAAGTCATCGTCAGGGAACTGCCCCGGTTCTATACGCCTCCAATTCGGGAATATAAGCCCTATCAAGTTCCCCGTCTTCCCCCTTGCGTAAACACTCCAGAGGTCCTTATCCTTTATGTTTTCAATTGCCCGGTGCTGGCTGTCACTTAGAAAGGTGTTATGTCGGTGGTCGCTTATAATTAGCTTAACTGATGCGCTTAGGTCGTTACTATCCTCATTCGTCCCAATTAGGTTCTCATGCGCCCAAAACTTAGCACTTGGGTTGTAGTCGATAAAGATCTGTTCGGTTGTTCTTATGGCCTGCTGCCAGAATATAAGCCAATTCAATCCATTGGCCTCTGTTGCGAATAGGATATTCCTCTTACCCGCTTTCGCACTCTGTTCAGTTTCGTTGGTCGTGAACTCGATTATAGAACCATTATGGAAGTTAATTACCCTTTCCGTCTGATTCCATGCCTTTACATACGCCTTTAGCCCTTCTGTGCTGTCATATATGCTTTGAGCGTCACGGTATGCCCCTTTTTTTAGGTTAGGTATGCTTTCTCCCGTTACCGTAATAACCCTTTTTTTCTCTATTGCCCGCAAAAACAAAAGCTGCATGATTGAATAAGTCTTGCTTGATGCAGTACCACCTTGATTTATAACTATCTTTTCCGTGGCGTTATAATTGGCATAGAATACCGGAGTTACATTAAACATCCTTATTATTATCTATTGCGTTTTCATTATCCACTAATGGCGGTGCGGAATTGCTATACACGTTAACAACCGGAGTTGGCGCATTGAACGCTTCCCCGTTAGTGGTCAAATCTAACTTTTCTCCGTAAACCTTTGGCAACACTTTGGACAGATACCATTTGCGCGTATCTACCTTTAACCGCCTGTGCATAATCATATCACCTTTTCGTATCTCCTCCCCTCCATCCGTTTTAACAATTATCGTTTCTCCTTCTTCCTGTGTATCAGATATGGCAAGGCATTCGTCGAAAATTGTTTGCGCGTATATGTCCTTTGCTCGCGTGTATTGGTTTGCTAAGTCCTTATCTTTCAGCCAGTCCCAGAATGTTTTTTTACTCATGGATATATCGTTGAGTATTCTTGTCACCGATTCCCCGTTCATCATTCTGTCGCATATTTTGTCAAACATCTTTACTTTTTCAGCCTTGGTGTACATATATGTAAGTTGTTTACTCTCTTACAAATTTACGTCAATCCAATTAATTTTATACCTTTTTTTCACTTTCACCGCACTTTTTATGCTTTTCACCGACAAACTATAAAAAATATTGCTAAATATTTGGTGATATGTACACTTGTATAGTACATTTGTACTGTCAAATAAACAATATGTATCAATTAAGCGAGAAAGCAGTCAGGTTTATAAGGGAAAACGCAAAAGAGCGTATGTCGATAGCCTCACACATGGGAGTTACCGAGCAATCCATTTTAAAAGGGCTAAATCGTAACAGTGGGCGTAATATAGCTAAAAGTTACGAGGGTTTCAATAAGTTAATAGATTTATCTGGTATGCCAACTAAGGACTTACGAGTTATTATTTCGGAAAAAGTAAAATAAAAAGCCATGAACGAATTAAGCCATGTATTCACCATTATAGCCTCTGTAACCTTCGTTGGCATTATGTGGTATATAATATTTATTGCACCTTATAACCAAGATTTTGACAATGAAAACGAATAAAAAACATCAAATACGCTTCATTGACCCTTTAACACTTCCTCTATGGGCGTTGAATCAGTATAACATTGATGAAACAGGGAGAATGATTATTAACGAGGTTCCCAAGGCTACCCCAGACGTTGTAAAAGTTAACAGGCTAAGGGCTACACTAAAACAACACCAATCGGTAAAAACCAATTTTAAACAAACTTTTTATAATTAAACAAACACCATGATACACATAACAGAACAAGTAATAACCATGACGGTTAAATCGGCTAAGGAGATTATGAGCAATATTATCCTTAACAATATGGACCAACGTGACGATGCTACCTTTAGCTTGAAACTAATCGGGCGTGGGGATGCGGAATTTATCGCTCCATTCCCTCATAACCTTGACAGCGTGCAACCTATATACATTGGCGAAAACGAGGCTGGCAAGGACTAAAAAAATGGGAGCCGAAGCCCCCATCTAAACAAAACAATACTATATTAACAATTTAAAACAAAACAATATGTCAAAGTTATTAGAAAATAGCGAGCCAAAAAACAAAAACATTTCCACAATTGAAGTTAAGTACCCTTGTTATACCAAGTATGGTAACTCTTACTTCGCCGTATACGGAATGGACAAAACCATTCAAGTTACTACCTATGACAACGATACCGGTATACGATTCATTAATATAGAACTTGCGTTCGTCAACGGTTTTGAGTTCATAACAAGGGAACAGTTCCACGAAAAGTTAAACGAAGCAAAGGAAATACTCACAAAAAAAATTGAGTTACTACAATTAGCGGAGGCTCCAAGGGTGGATACTACCAAGGAGGATGATATGATAGACGAGGGCATTCGTGAATACGAGGACCGCGAAAAGTCTAGCGAAAAAGAGGAATATTAATAGTTCTTAAAACACGGGCAAACAATTAAACAATTTAAAACCAGTAAACAATGACACAAACAGAATTAACCATAGTTAAAGAAAGCGAATTATCCCTAAATGGCAGTTCCTCTTTGAACGCCGCACAATTAGGTAGGCTATTAAAGAAAACACCCGAAAAATACATTAAAACACGGCCAGCAAAGGGCGGTGGAACTTGGAAATACCTTAGCGGGGGTTATGTTAAGAAAACACTTAACATCATGTTTGGTTGGGATTGGGATTTTGAAATCCTAGAACAATTAATCGTACACGGTGAATGTGTAGTAAAAGGTAGATTAACGGTTAGGACCAATGGAACCACCATAGTTAAAAATCAGTTTGGGAACAAAGATATAGTTTACCGCAAGGAATTAGACATAAAAGGGGAGAGAGTTCCATTATCCATTGGTAACGATTTAAAGTCAGCGGCTACCGATGCGCTCAAAAAATGCGCCTCAGAGTTAGGTATAGGGGCTGACGTTTACAATGCGGAGGAATTTCAATCCATTGCCGTTGTCCCTGATTCTGATTTTGAAAGCGTATCACTTCAGAAAGAAATGAATAGAGTGAAAAACTACATTACCAATGCCACAACTAGGAAGGAATTATTAACCGTCCTTGATTTCTGCGAAGACAATGGGCTAATAGAGATTTACGATAACCGTATAAACGAAATCGACAATGCTACCAAATAAGCCAAATCAAGATGTTTTATTCCGTGCCCATGCGGTGGGTAGCCTAATGACTGAATCGACCGAAAATAAGCCATTAACCGCAAAGCAAATCGAAACTTTAAACGGGTTGCAATCCAAAGATAAATTAACCGACAAGCAAAAGTGGGATTTGACCGATTTACTTGCAAAACAGGATCGAAGCAAGATTATTACATTATCCGATACCGCAAAAAGCTATGTAGAAAAGGTTTGGTTTGAAAAGAAGTATGGTTATAAAAAACCATTAGTTACGGATGAAATTACAAAGGGTTTAATGTGCGAACAAGACGGAATGTCGTTAGTACAAGATGTATTGGGTGGGGAGTTTAGAATGAGGTTTGGCAATAACATTATCAATGATTATATAACAGGAACGCCTGATATAGTGCTAAAACATGAGGACTATGTAGAGGATATTAAAATTTCGTTTACACTTGAATCCTTCTTTTATTCCGAATTAACCCCATTGTATTACGGTCAAGGTCAGGCTTATATGTGGCTTACCGGAAAAACAAAATTCCGTTTAATCTATTGCCTAGTTCCTACACCCCATTACATGGTTACTGAAGATATAAGACGTTTCTTATGGAAGTTTAGTAATGATCCAGATAACAAGGATTTTCAAAAGGTGGAAGAACAAATCGAGCATAATAACGCTGTTATTAATACCATCCCAATGGCAGATAGAGTAAAAGTGTTTGGGTTCGGGTATGATGAAAATTATATCAATAGATTAAAATTAAAGATAACCGCAGCCCGTGAATATTACAATGGGTTGGCGTTAAACAAAAAAGGTTAATAGATACGCCTCAAACTATTAAAGACCTTCAATGTCTTTTTAAAAAACTTAGAATATGTCAGGTGTCGTACCGACTTGGTGTATTAGCAAATTGGACGCGTGAAAGCCTAGGAGCAATAAGGCAAGTAATGAGGATAACGGTAACGATTGAAGTTCGCCCGTGAAGTATAATCGTCCCTAGATGTGTGTCTAGGTTGAAAAAGCAAAAGCAGAAACGATAAATATTAAAAACAATGCCATTATCCAAAACCAATTTCGAATGTAGAAAAAAAAGGATTGAAACAATTAAACAAAGCCTTTCTACATATATCCAAGAATACGAAACATTATTACAAAAAAAAGGTCTTAAGAAAGTTAAGCCTATTATTGAGGCGTTTTGCATAGCGTTTAATGTTGATAAAGACATGGTTCCATTGCCAGTTAGATATGGCAATATTATAGCCTGTCGGCATGGGTTATGTTATTACCTATATAAGATACACCGATGGAATGAGCCTAAATCGTTGCATGATATTGGATGTTTAACCGATGTCGTGCCCCCAGACCATACCACCGTGTTATACAGAATTAACACCTTTAAGAATTGGTTGCAAACCGATGAAGGTATACGGCAAGCGTATAACGATGCCGTAATGGAAATTAACTCACGTTTTGCGACAAGTTTCACCTCCTTAAAATATAAACCAGGAACTACCAACAGTTAGACGGAATGCCGATAAAAGTTGATGAGCTGAAATTAATTGTCAAGTCTAAACTTTCGGAGTAGGTGGCTTTGTGTCCGTTTGGGAATTTGAAAAACTGAACTTTAAAATTAGTACAAATGATAGTAGAATGTACAAAAGCTGAATTTGCCACGTCTGCCCAGCTTTTGGCAAACCGATGTTACAGGCAGGTGTGGGTTAATTAGTAAACAATTTTCGCAATGAACAAGATTTATAAATACTCAATACCAACAAAAGAGAAGTACACTATTGAACTTCCAAAAGA